ATTAGTCAGTCCTATGAGGCCGCTAAGGCCTTGGAGGCGTTGACTGGTCCGAGGGTGTTGAGGTTCCGGGTATCTTCTGCTGTCAAGAGAAAGACGCTAGTTTACCCTAGCACTGGGCCATATGTAAATTTGGCCCATTGGACTTATTCCCAGGTGCTCCTTTGTGAGCTCTACGAGGATTTAAGTCTTGCCCGCAGTTTGGGTCTACTCGACCCGCTAACGGTAGCTTGGGAACTGGTGCCTTACTCGTTTGTTGTCGATTGGTTTTTACCGATTGGCAGCTACCTATCCGCTTGGAGTGTTATACCCAAGTTGAACGGACGGTTCCTATGGACCGAACGAGCCGGCTGGAAACAAGGCCCTTTTATTTCTGGCGACCCTGTTTGGCTTGCTTCTATTGCTAAAAGCAAGGTCAAACAGGAGGCGTTCAGAATGTCGAGGGTCCCTACCAGCGCGATTGATGTCCCGCGACCTTCGTTCAGGTCAGTCCCAGAGGCTTTATCGCCTCGAAGGATCCTGAGTGCAGTGTCGCTAATCCACCAAAGACTCCGCTAGAAGTCCGATCCACTCTCTGGGTAACACAGGTGTGTGCCAGAGTTTTAAAGTGAACATAAGGAGTTCTCATGCGTATCCCGAAACAGACTCAGCCTCGTGCTTCAGTTGACCTCGCTCTTGCAGGGTTCCTCTGCATAGATGCTGAGACCGGCCAAGTTGGTCGGCTTCAGCGCTATGCGGATACCCTGTATCGGCTAAATGTCATTAACACTGACCCAAATAAGGTTGGCCTTTTTGGCCTTCCTCGAAGGGACAGAGTGAAGCTGGCTGTGCTGTGGTTTTCGAAGTTGGTTGACGAGGGTAACCTCGTTTTCCTGCCCGAAGACCTGAGGCGCATGATTTCCAGTGTTCACGACCCGCGTTGAAATAACAAAGCAAAGGAGGCCTTACAATGGCCGCAATGACGAATCTTCTCGTCAAAGACGACGGTACTCCGACAGAGTTTACCTTGCAACCGATCACGGACAGCCCTTTCCCGTTTTGGCGGGCGGCTGTCGCGAACGTACCGGTTGATGGTCAACCGAGACTGACCTTCTCAATTGAGAGAGTCAAGTCGGGCGACTACAAGGCAACGGCGAAGCTTGAGGTCCCCGTTATGGAGACTCTTGGCGCCTCGGGAACTTCCGCTGGTTACGTAGCACCGCCCGCTGTCGCTTACGCGATGGTTGGCATTGTCACGATGTTCGCTCCGGCTCGATCTACGATCGCTGACCGTGCGAACCTCCTGCGGATGATGGCCGGTGTTGTCCAAGGTGCATCCAGCACCACCAACACAGGCACTCTGGCGAACAACGCCGCGGCGGACGCGTGGAAGAATTCCACGTTGCCCATCCCGCAAGCGTTCATTAGCCTTATCTCGCCCAATTAGCGGTTGGAACCGCTAGGGTGGATGCTAACTTAGCCCTATAAGGAGGGGTAAATGTTCGCATTTGAGGAATCGAAAGGGAGAGGGGAAACCCTTGACCTGATCCAGGAGCTTTCTAACGAATGTGCTCGTCTGGGTGGCCCGCTGAGCAAGCGGCTTAATGCTCTTGTTCAGAAGGGTGCCTATCGCGCTCTGGTCGATTTCGAAATCGACCCTCTCGCGTTGAACAAGGACCAGCTGAATGACTACCTATACGCGCGCCAGATTAAGGCCCTTGTTGAAAAACAAGATTTCCTCGATCTGGGGTACGACAGGGAAAGTGAGGCTGTATCCAAGTTTAGGCTAGCAGAAGAGAAGTGCCGAGTGACTAATACGCGTCTTTGGACTGAGCGTCCCGAAAGGGACGTTGCCAGTGTACTTCACACTGCCCAACGGATAATCGCTCAGATACTTGGGCGCGTCCCTGAGTTCTCGGAAATGTCCTTTCTCTTCGGACCTGGTGCATCGACTAACGTCGTTGGGCGTATAGCTAGCTTCAGAACGAAGCTAGCAGCGCCAATGCAGTGTAGCAAGTCCTTGGTGGGTTGGCTGGGAAGCTTCCTTGCGGAGTTTCCCCAGTGGTGCGACGCGGTCGCCGTTAAACATTCCGTCTTCCCGGAAACGGGGGACGTCGTGCATACGGTGCCTGTCGAAGTGCGGCCAGCTCGCCTCGGGTTTGTGCCGAAGACCTCTAAGACGGATCGAACCATCTGTGTGGAGCCTTCCCTGAATGCCTTAGGGCAGAAAGGGATCGGGAGCTACATGAAGAACCGGCTCGGTTTGTACGGGGTCGACCTGCGTGACCAAGGAAGAAACCAGAGTAGGGCGTGCGAGGGGAGCGTTCGTGGCAACTATGCTACGATCGATCTTTCTAGCGCGTCCGATACTGTGTCTTACGCCTTGGTCATGTCGCTTCTACCGTTTGAGTGGTTCGACTTGTTGGACCATTTTAGATCGGAAAGCGTCGAGTTCGGAGATGAACTCGTCGAACTAGAGAAATTTAGTTCGATGGGCAACGCGTATACCTTTGAGCTGGAGAGTCTGATTTTCTACTCTTTAGCTCTTGCGGTTTGCGATTATCTGAACTTGCTGGCCATGCCAGTCTTCCTCGAAAATGGCGCCCTTTCGAAGGGGTTCCCTATCGAGGTCTATGGGGACGATATTATCGTCCCCGTTGGCGCTTATACTCTCCTAGAAAAGGTCCTAACGTGGTGCGGCTTCGAGCTGAACAGCAAGAAGTCGTTCTGCTATGGATACTTTCGGGAGTCTTGCGGCGCTGACTGGTTCTTCGGTTTTGACGTACGCCCTTGGTACCTCAAGAAAGAGGTTTCCGAGAGGACCCTATATATAGCTCATAACTTCTTCATGCGGAAACAGGAAAGATCCTTAGCGAGGATCTGCCTGCATCGTACGGTGAAGAGGAAGCGCC